TCATCGTTTCAAACATCAGTGGGGCAAGGGACCGCCGCTGATATTTGAAACGATGATCTTCGGCGGCGTGCACGACCTATATCAAACCCGCAGTTCAACCTGGGATGAAGCCGAGAAGCAACACGCTAAAGCAATAGATCTCGTTAAACACAGCAGGGTTGCTTAGGGCTGCTCCCCGTTCCGCGCCTCCCCCAAAGTAGGATGGTCGTACAAGGTATGCTGCTGAGGTTGCCCAGTTGGTGTACAGCGATAAAGCCATTCAGACATTTGCTTTTGCTGAGCCAGCATCGCAATCATTTCTTCATGGTGTAGCTGACGTGTGTCAGCGTTGGCATAAACTACAGCACCTACGAACACCGCCTGAAACACAATGAGGGCCAGCGTCATCGGCTGGGATTTCATCGCATCAATGACCGATGTTGCAACCTTGCCGCCCTCTTCCACCACACCAGAGTTCACGCCACTGCCTCCACAAACTCCCAATCGACTGGACCATTGTCGGTCATGCCCAGCGCCTTGAACAACGCAGGCGAGAGATCAATGCCTGCTGGATTGCCCGGCACCTCGCCCGCATGCGGGCCATGTGGCAATGGATCGCCGTTGTCGTAGCAAGTCTCCGCGACGGGACGAACCTTGCCGGTTGGGTCCATGACATAGGCCTCGTCCATGGTGGTCCAGGGACCCTTGTCAGCTACGCTAGCCTCGAAGCTGCGATCGCCACGGGTCACCCGCACCTTCGGCCGTGGATCAGGAACCGTCCAAGGCAATGCAACGTAGTAGCTGACGTCATCTAGCGGACCATAAGGGCTGTACGCTGAATTGTTTGGATCCTGCGAACCTCCGAACCAAGTCGCGAAGATGTTCACGTGCCTTCCGGCTACAACCTCCGGCTCGATTACGATCTCCTGACCATTCACCGTAATCCTGACGTTGCCTTTAACCACGATGTCGACGCTGGCAGGGACAGCGTCGATCGGGGGCTCAACGGGAGGCTCGATCGGCTCAGGTGGCGCCTGTACACCGCTGAGCGTTTCAGCGATGGCTCGGGCTATCTGCGAAAACCGCTCCCGATATCTGGTACCATCAGCACTGCTGTCCACGAAACAGACCTCAAGTAGCAATGCAGGTTTGGTCGTATGGGCCAGAAAGAAATACCCGGTATTTTGCTTTCCTCCTCGGTTTGGCCAGGACGCTGCGGCGGCGATCGCCGCCGACACCTGGTTCGCCAAAGCCTTTTGCGAGTTTGAGTAGTAGTAGACCTCAGTGCCGACGAGAGCCGATGTGTTGTTTGCTCCCGCGTTGAAGTGAACGCTGATGTCGAAATCGCGCTGATCCCCGAGCGAATTATGCCAATTCACCAGCTCATTTAAATTTGCGTTCTGGCTATGTGACGTCACATCCTCATGCTTGAAGCATGTCACCCCAGCCGCCTGAAGATCGGCATAGACCTGATCAACAACACGAACAGCTTCCGGATGCTCATCAAGCATTGGAGGTCGGGGGGACGAGCTTGCCCCGGCCACATATTTTCCATGCCCTGACGAAATGGCGATGCTGACCATCATAAAACCCGAATGATCCAACTACAGGTTACGATCGGATGGGTGGTGTTGTGTACGGCATTGCTACCAGCGCCTTGCGTTTGATTGACGTTACCAAGACCATCTACAAACTGAATGCCAGTATTTACACCAGACCCGCCGAACGGAATTGCTCCCCCGGTTGTAAGCGTTGTCTGAGCATGTCCGCCACCTGTACTAAAATTTGGAAAGCCACCAGGTACAAACGCATTATCGATAGTTGCCTGATGCTCGTGGCTAGGATCATTAAGCGTTGCCACATGGACGTGAAATGCTAACTCTCCTAGGCTCAGCTGGTGGTTCTGCTCTCCGAAAACAGTGAACAGCACATTGAACCCAGCGAAGGACATGAGCCCGCGCCCGCCAGTGCCACCCATGCCAGCCAAGCCCATCGGTGATACTTCGCGCATGTCAGGCAGGGTAATGTTGCCGCCCGATGATCCCAGCACCAAAGCTAACGCTGGATGCGTCGCGGCGGATAACACTGCTCCATTACACCAAAACCAAGCAGAGCCCGGTAATGCAGCAGCCCACCAAACAATCGTGCCACCAACTGGAACCGCTGCCGGATCAGTAAAGAACTCATTCATCAGCCACGCGCTATTGCTGACGCTGAATGTGAAACCATAAGGCGACCCGCCAACCAAAACATTGGTGGTAACCGGAACACCCACCGCTGTTAGAATTGGAAATGCAGTACCACCATCTGCCGCTAATGTCGGAGATGCACCGCAGTTCGTATGCACCCTGGCACGCAAAAACTGCCCGTCATTCGGCACCGTCGCCAGCCCGGAATTAGTCGTCACCGTGTAAGCCGTCGAAGTTCCTGTCGTAAGCAACGAACCATTGCTGTCGTCGCGAAACTGCGCGAGCGAGGACATCATTGAACGGGTACTATCATTCAAAGAAGACGGCGCCTGGCCCTCGGCAAAATTAATCGTGGGGTCAGCCGTAGCGTTCGCTGTCGGTGTCTTCGACCATCTCCACAGTGGCATTACCTAGGCCCTCCCAACAAACCGCGTTGTGCAGCGATCTGCGCCATTCGCATCCCAACTGGTTGTGGGAAATTCAACTGCAGCGGCGGAGGTGCAGGCAGCGGCGCAGGTTGGGCCAGAGCCGACATGACGCGCCCAAAGTTCGCCGCTTGTGCGCCTTGGTCAGCTTCGGTTCCTGTCGCCGCTGTCGCATCCGGTGACGACCCGAACAGGCCGCCGAGGAGGCCTGGGGACGAAGGGCTCGCCGCCGGAACCGCTGATGCCAATAGACCGCCACCGAAACCACCGATGTGCTGCGGCGGAAATCTGTTCGCAACTTCCCCAGTCGGGGTGGTCGGGGTCCAGGACGGAGCATCCCCTCCCTCGACCTTGTCGTGCCACATGTTGACGAAGTCCCGACTGGTGAGGTTTTCCACACCACCAGGAAATTGCGAGCGCATATTGCTCGGCACGTTCCCCCAGATCGCGCGCCTGGCCCAGTCCGGGCCCTTTTCTTGACCCTCGCCGGTCATGTACATGTTTTGCCAGGCCGGACGATCCGGATAGGCCATGTGCATGCCGTACCCACCTTCGCCCTGCTGGTGGGTCATGTAGATGTCGGTACCGGTAGGATCGCGACCATACTTGGCCTTGAACGCTGCGCTCTCCGCCGCAATCTTGCCTGCTCCAGCAGAAAGATTATCGCTCGGGTCGTAGATGTTACCGCCGCCATAACGGTTAAATTCGCTCTGCGAAAGCTGCGTCAACCCGTGATAGCTGCCGGTGCGTGCGTTGGGATTACCGCCGCTCTCGATATGGACAATGCGAGCGTACAGCTTAGGATCAATACCAGCCGCCGCCGCATGCATCCGAATGAGGTCTTGAATGTCGGCCATTCACTATGCCGTCCTAATCACATTCGCTCTCGTCATGGCCGGTTATGCCAAGCTCTTGCACTGGATGCAGGACACTTACGGCTTTCCCGGTATTCTCCTCGCAACTCTTATCGTCCTCGGCCTAGGGTTGCTGGTTATTCGCATAACTAGTCAGGAGCGGAACCCGTACACCTGACGTAATCGGTGCGTAGCGCGCCACCCGCTGCAATACCCTCGCTGTCTGCGGCGGCGGTAATGCTGCTCGATAAGCTTGTTCTGCAGGTGCCTGCCTTTGTGCCGCCTGGATCGCCCGCATCACCCGCCCTAGCACCAAGCGATCCTGCGCCACCTTAGCCGCATGCCCTATTCCCGCCGCAGCAATGGCTCCCGGAATGCCACCACCCATCATGTGTGAGATACCAGCCTCGATGCCTCCAGAAACAATTCCGGTCGGTGCCAGCTTGCTCAGCCAGCGTGTGCCATAGGCCGAGCCGCTCACAACACCCCTAATTCCAGCTTCCACATCGGCCGGAACCCGCAGTTTGCCTGCGATGATCTTGTCTAGGATCGGACGGAATTGCTGGCGCAGTTGATTGGCATAGTTCGAGCGACCGCTGCCGGTTGAAGATGCCCGCAGCTCAGCCCGCTCCATTGCCTGTTCCAGCATATCGGCCGTCTTGTAAGAAGCCCAATTCTTGTTAGCCGTATTGAGGCCACGCAAGGCTGCCGTCGCATCACCGGAAATAACATCTTTTAGGCCGATCTTGGTGGTGAACTTGTCCATCATCTCATCGACCAGATCACGCGCTGCATGTGCTGCTGTCGTATCCTTGGTCGGGATCCCGCGTGTCAGATCATTGAGCGCTTGTCGCGCATTGATGATGTCACCGAACCCGGTTGGAACTGGGCCTACTCCAGGAAGACCAGAAGGTTTCGGTCTGATGTTGTCGAGAATGTCAAACACTGGTTTCTGATAGCCAGGATCAAATCCTCTCGTGCCCATTTCCTTCTGAATATCGTCGAGCGCAGTATCGATCGTGTTCGGATTGAACCGCACATCTCGATCAAGTGACTGAAAGCCGTTCTGTGCTGCTTGCTTGATCCCAGCCGTTCCCAATCCTGGCATCGCGTTGATGGCACGATTAGCAAGACCTCCTGCAGCTGCTCCGATACCGCGCCCTATCACTGGAGCCACAGCACCGAATGCACCACCGAACTCAGCCCCTCGTACAGGATCATTGCCCCGCAACGCCGCATCGAGGGCGCCAATCCCAGCTCCTGAGGCTGCCATAGCCGGGATCTGTCGGGTGAGCCCTCCGCCTACCATTCCAAGAAGCCTCGCTCCTATCGGGCCAGCCTTTATGATCCCAGCAGGCAGCGCGATCCCAGCGCCGATGTTGGCCACATTGGCCGCAACCGGGTGCTCCTGGTAGGCCGCAGCGGTCCTGGCCTTCTGAATGGCCTCGTTCTCCGCCATCCGCTGCGAGAACGTATCAGCGTGGGAGATGTTGGGATCTTCGGGATGCAGCGAAGCTCGCAAAGCCAACAGAGCCGCGTCAGCCTTCCCGATGATAGGACCAACGATCGGCTGATCGACAGCTCCCCTGATTAGAGCCTCACCCGTCCCTACTCCTGGCTTGGTCCGGCCAGTCTCAGCTCCGATCCGGTCGTGGTCGCCGTGATCATCCAGCTCGAACCCAGGCGGCAGCTCGGCTGCTTTCAGGGTCGGCTCCTGCGCCTGTAGCGAAGGCAGGGTCGTCCTAGTCCAGGGGGCTCCGGAAACCGTATTCGGCTCATCCACGCGCTGCCGGGACGGCGCCGGGGTCATCCCGTCATCCTGGTCCAGCTCAAAGCCTGGAGGCAGCTCATTCACTGCAGGGGTTGCCATTGGCCTCCCCTAAAGATCATCCGCTCCCCCGTGGACCGGTTGGTTGCCGTCTGCCCCTCCGTGTAGGCCCCCGGCGCACGGCCTGGGGCGGCCGCTGGTGCGTTTTGAGGGCCGGAGGCTATCCCCATGCCACCCTGAGGCGTTTGCGCGCTCTGTGGGGCTCCCTGCGTGCCCCCCATTAGGCCAGGGGCGAGGATCCGATGGTAGTTCGCCGCAGACGGGCCCAGGAGCTGGTCGACCGTCTTTGGCTGGTTCGGCATCGCCGAGTTCCACTTGTTGAGCGTCGCCTCCATTCGGCCTCCGAGCATCCCCATGGCCGAGCGTACCGCCTGGTGCAGCGCCACCGGGCTGTCGGTCTCCTGGATCTGATCCATCCAATGCTGGACATCCGCCTCGGCCATCCCGGCATTGCGGAATGCTTTGGCCAGTTCCGAGGCCACACCTGTTTTGTGCGCCCGGAAATCTTCCAGCGCCGCCTGGAACTGCTCATTGCCGCTGTTGTACTTGACGGATTGCGAGATCGAATTGAGCAGGTGCGGCGCCCTGGTAAAATTGTTCATGCGATTAACGGCATCATCCAGTCCGCTCGCATGATTGATCGCCGTAATGTAGCTCTTGACGTTGTCCGCATCCGCACCGCTCTCAAAGCTTTTCCGCAAGGCGATGTTGGGCAGGTACCGGGTCTGATCAAAGGTCGGATCGTACGCCGCCGCGTGCGGCATCAGCTTCTGGATATTGCGACCGGTGCCAGCCATCTTGTACTGCGAGATCGCGCGCACCGCCGCCTTGCTCGCATTGTCACCAGGAAAAACCGCGTTGAGATAATCCTCACCGGTCAGCCCCTCGGTGTCCGGCGTCAGGCCGGGCACGCCCCCAGCCTGGTTCTGATTGCCAGAGGTGAAGTTGAGATGCGCAATCGCAACCGGATCTGTGATTTCTGTCGGCATGTCCTAATCCGGGTAATACCACTTGCCATCCATGAAGATCGCCTCACGGCCACGGAATGAGCCGGTTTGACCCTGCTGCGGCCCAGCTGTCGGCTGGGTTACCGTTCCACGACCAGGGTTCACCAACACCAGCCGCTGATTGCCAGCCGCATCGGTGATGGTCTTGAACTCAGGCTGAGGAAAGATCTGCTGCGTCACCTGCTTGAGCAATGTCGGCTGACCTGCAATTGCCTCTGCGTCCGTACGCGACATGCCCCTCTGCATCAGCGCATCGATAGTTGAATTGTAGGCCTGGTTCTCGACATCAGCCCGCTGCCCAGCAGACACACCAGCAGACGCGCGCCCTAGCCCTTCACTAAGACTACGCGCACCACCAAAGCCTGCCCCGATGCCGAGGAAGACGTTGCTGTGCTTCTGCAAGAAGTCACCAACGCGACCAAGCAGATCTGGCGCCGAAGCCGTCGCTGGCAATGGCGCACCAGGCTCTCGCCGCGGCCGATCCTCAAGCATCGACGTCGACGAAGGCAGACTGGGGCCACCCCTATAACCGCTATAGCCTGGAGAAACGCTCTGGAAGCCGGGAGCAACGCCGCCGCCTGATGACAGCAACCCGGGCGCTGCAGGAGGAACCGCTCCAGGAGGAACGCCAGAAAATTCCATGTTCGAGCGCACCGGGAATGGCGATCCAGGCGGCACGAAAGCAGGACCAGGCTCACGTCCGCCTGTCGAGGTCACTGTCTGGCCAGCACCACCACCCAAACCGATCGACTGCGGCATAACTGCTGGCGGTACCGCATTCGGATCCATAGGTGCGGCAGGTGCGGCAGGCGCCGGAGTACCAATCACAGGCCGGGGGCCGAACGTCGGATCTCCGGTGTACCCAGCCATCCGCCGCATGCGCTTGAGCGTCTCGGGATCCAGGATCCCAATGCCAGCATTTTCGCCCACAGGATCGAGCTGCAGCCCGCCGCCAAGGCCGAGGAAATCAAGTAAGCCCGGCATCGGCCTCCTCCGTTATCCGGAAATAGCGCATGTCGAAACCCTGCGCCGCCGCACGTTCGTAAAGCTTGCGCGGAACGTAGGTGATAATCTCCTCGTGGAACGGAATGTTCTTCTGCTCCAGAAGCTCTATGACTTTCTGCGCGCGCCTAAATGCTTCGATCGTGGGAGCGTTGCTCATGCTGCCACCCGATTGGCTGCGGGAAGTGTTGCCAGCCCGTAGTCGACGTACTTCGTGCCGGTCTCGTCTTGCAGCACAGCTTCCGGCGCGTACCTCTCGACGTCCTGCGCCAACAGCCCGATGTGCGTGGTGCGTGTGGGATCGCTCTTGTAGCGGAACTTGTAGACAGGCGTCGTATCAAACAGCAGTCCAACCGGCTGCAGATCGGTCTTCGCACGCACGTCGCTCTTGAGCGCTCCGAACGTGCCCAGCCCAAGCCCGAGCCCGCTGATGATGGTGTTGAGCAGCGGCTGTTGCGACGTCGTAGTCGATGTCCCGGATCCAACCGAGGACGAGCCCAATCCGGCAATCGGATTGACCAGGTTCTCTGCCGTACCGATGTTGCTGTAAGGCAATCCAAAGGCCGTGTTCGCAGCACCAAGCTGTGTCGTGGCAGGCTGCGTAAGAATGCCAGGGATCATCCCAGTCGCTGACAACGCATTGATTTGATCCTGAAGTTGCTGCGACTGCTGCGCTGTAATGCCCCCAGCCGTTGACCCACCCGCAGCAAACTGTGAATTTGCAGCATTCAGCAGGTTAGAAACATTCGCACCGTACTGACTTGCGATCGTCGGTGAAGTTCCCTGCAGTACGCCACGCGCAATAGCTTGCGCCTCGTCCGGTGACAACGCCCGACCCGACGCCGCAAACATGCTCTTGATCTGATTGGTGATGTCCTGCGTTTGCGTCGCAAGCGCAGGCGCGAACCCCGGTGTATTCATCGGGTTCAGATTATTCGGATCAGTCAGACCGGCAGTCGAAGCCTGCAGCTTCTTGTAAGCATCACTTAGTATACCCTGCTGCGGCAACGTGTTGGCACCAAACAGTTGATTAACCGCACCCGTCGCCTGCCCAGCATAGGAAGGCACCTGACCGGACTGCTGGATCAGCGCCTGCGTCGCAGCCGACTGTTCCGGCGTCACACCAGTGCCAACCGCGCCAGTCTGATTGAGCAGGTTCTGCAGCAACGGAATTGCTGGCGCCCACGGCGACGTCTGCGTCTGCTGCGTTTGATTGGTTTGCTGGGACGGACCCTGCGTGCTGCCAGGCATCAGCCTATCCTTCGTTCAAGGATCACGCCGGTCTGCACGTAGTCGGCAAGTATCCGCGTCCATCCCACGCGGCCTTCTAACCGAACCTTAACGCATCCCTCCGCTCTTGCATAGGTTTCGACCTCGCGAAGGAAGTGCAACCAGCACTTCAATCCACGTCCACCAATCGCGATCAAACAACACACCAAACCATCAGGTCCTCGCACCAACCGCGTCAGCAGCGCGGCATCGATTTGGTTGGCGCGATACGCCACCCACAACAATAGGCGTCCGCTCTTGAGGTCGATGATCGTCGACACCTCATCGTAGACTTGCCCACCCGCTTCCTGCCCACGCTTGAGCATCCCGCGCACCAACAGGATCGCCCCGTCGATCAACATCGGTGGCACGCACGCAAACTCGTGCCCCTCGAACTGCTCACCGTTAGGGCGCACGTTCATCCCAAAACCTCCCAGGAGAACGTCCGGCCCGCCGTTGCATTATTGGCGTGATGAACCGTAAACTGCGCGGGCGTCGATACCTTCGGCGCCCATGTCGTCGCCGCCTCAGCCGCTGCAGCTGCGGTCTGCGGATAGAGGAATACCCTCTGACCAACACCCGCTGTCGGCGCTTTCACTACCGTCGTCGCTGCACCCGTCGCCAAGGTAACGTCACCAGTGAAGTCAACCTGACCCTGATAGGTGGCGCGGATCGCATTGACGTGCTGCTGCGGATCACGATCGGCAGGAGAAAGGGGATAGCCGCTCATTGCGTCTGATCCTTCTGTCCCAAAAGCCCAACACCGGGAGGTGTCAGCAGTGGCTTCTGCGCACGGATCATCCACTTCAACGTATTGGCAGGTTTCTCGCCACGTATCAGCGCAGTTTGCAGGATCCGTTCATTAAGCATCTGCGCAAAGGTCTTGTCGGGAGGAGTTCCTAACCCAGTGAGCTTGCCTCCTCCGGCCCACGCCGCAGCTTGCGTGTCGGCAGTCGGTAATCCGTAGCGACCACCGACGTCCTTGTAGAACCGCTCAATCGCCGCATATTCATTGGCACTAGGCTGGCTTACCCAAAATGTCGGGATCTCCTTGGCCTCCTCCATCGTCAACCGCCCCTGCTTGTGCAACTGCTGTGGACGGTAGGTGACGATCGTCTCGCCCTTGTTGTTGACCCTAGCTTCACCGAACCGCTGCTGGAAATTGCTCAGAGCTTTGCCCGGCTTGACTTTCTCCTGAACAGAAGGCTCCAACCAACGTGGATCACCAGTCCGCATTCCGATATTGCGAACCGCATGCGTGTCGATAGTTCCAGGTTCGAGATTGCCCATTAGGTTCTCTACAAACGACGGCGGCTTCGGATTGCGTAGCACGTCAAACCCACCGGCTGCTTGCGCACCGACACCAGTGCCGCCGCGCATCAACGTCTCAAAGTTCTGCCGGTGCAGAGCCTGTCCCTTACTGCCGTAGGGGAATGGATACGGCTTCGGCAACTCACCACGATTGCGCGCCACCTGGTAGAAGAACGAACCGGTGCGGATGTTGGCAGGCACCTTCATCTGCGGCGAAGTAGCGCCGATCTGATTGATGTATTGACGAAATGCCTTTGAACCCTCCTCCGGCCCAAGCTCATCTCTAAATGCCTGATGCACCGGATCGTTGTGGTACCACTTGTGCGCCCCGAGCTGCATTCCCTGCTGCACGCTCTCATGTACGCCATTGACGACATCCGGATTGTTGAGCGCATCAGTCAGCCGCTCGGACACACCCCGAGGCGGCACGTAGCGCTCAAGCGGCTTCTGCTCGACTAATGGCAACCCAGATCGCTCAGTCAGATTGATAGGACCAGAGCCGGGAGGAAGTGCCTTAACCTGCTTCGCTGCCTCCGCAGCAGCCTTGTCGAACGCCTTGCCAGGAACCGCAAAGCCCTCGGACGTGACGATGCCACGCTGCACCGGATCCAGCCGTCCCTCATGCATCGCCCAGTCCGGCAGCAGACCAATCTTCTGCGGCGCGTAGACCGTGTCGGCAGCACTCGCCGTCTTGTTTGCCTGAGCGTGTGGCCCGTAGTTAACCCAACTGTTCTGACCTCGCGTTTCCGCCGTCATCGCAGGCAACGCTTCCGGCGAATACATAGCCGCATGCGAACGCCAGGCGTTCTCCTCGCCGGTCGCACGGAACCCGTGGCCCTCTTTGATGTGGCCAAAATAGTCGTGAACGATGCGGAAGACGTCGTTGGCAACGACCGGCCGCCCGTTGATATCGCCCGCTGGCCGCAGCATCGGATTATCGCGTACGGCAGCCGCTGCCTCTGGTCCACTGCCGAAACCACTATCGGTCGGATAAACCCACAAGTGATTATTCTCGGCGACATCCTTCTGCGCCAGCCTGGGAGACTTTGCGTAGGGATCCGCCTTGCCAGGCTCGATGAAATCAACCTTAAGCCCGGTCTTCTTGATTGCGTCCCACTGCGCTTGCGTTTCGTTGATCAGCGCATTGTAGGACGCCTTGACCTTCGGGTTATCCGGGTCGTGCGGCATGTCCTCAAACGCCTGCGCAATGCGCTCGGCGCGCTTGGGATCAACCTGGCTGTAGATCTTCGGAGGTTTGTAATCAAGGCCAGCGTTGCTGGCGTAGTCCTGCGCCGCTACTCGCGCGGGTTCGTGCGGGCCGGGGGTGAATGTGCCGTGCTCGCCGAGATCGATGGGCTCTTGGGGGAGGCCTTCGAGGGGACGGACTGATACCGATACGGCTGCCTCTGGCGCTCCCGGTGCTTCCGGTATGCCTGCGCCTCGGCCTGCTCTTCCGGGTGCTGTAGGTTTCGCACGTCCAACTCCCAGTCTGCCGCCACCAGCGCCAACCGCTCCAGCCTCGGCGAATGGCGTACCTCCTAGCATACCCAGCGCCTGACTGGTAGCCCAGGGGATCATTTCTTCCGGGCGTGGAATGTTGCCGCGCATACCAGCCTGGAAAACCTCTCCCGGATAAGCAAAGGGCTCAGCAACGTGGGCTCCATACGCCCCAACCTTGCCAATATCGGCTATCGACACCCCAGTACCCGGATCAACGTAGGTGCGAGGATCCGCGACGGGCTGCTGCGCTGGCTGAGCTGCGGCTCGCAGCAGCGCTTGTACATCCTGCGGCGGCATAGTCGAACCAAACGGTCCCATGCCAGTCAACCTGCCGCGTATCAGTGCCAGCGCATTGGATGACAATGGGGTGAGGTCGTCGCCGTTCGCCATCACCCGACCCCCGGCGTCTGAGCATTGCAGCAACCCGTCGGCTTAATCCGCGTATCGAGATTGAACTTCGCTGGCATCGTCGCATTGAGGGCCTGGTAGAGCCCGCACACATGATCCCTGGAAAACTTGCAGTTCTCGCAACGGACCTTGTGCCGTACGAACCCAACCTCCTCGGGCGTAAATCGCTTGATGATCTGCTGATCAGGATTACGTGGTCCAGGCCCGAAATAACCGCAGCTATCGGCGGCATCGACATCGAGCTGCGAGCCGAGCACCGCACATCGCCGCTTCCCCTCGACGTAGAGCCAGCACCGTCCGCATTGTGCAAACTCGTGCGAGCTGCCATCGAGATACAAGAACGCATCGCGCATCACGCGCGTCCCACCACCCGACGTAAACTTGTCGCGAATGGCTTGCCTGACGACGGGAGCCATCGCCATCACCGATCCCCCTGGCCAGGCTGTGCATCCGGCGCCTTCATTCCCATCGCATAGGTCCACACCATCGAGGCCGGAACTCGCAGGCGCCCGCGTGCATACCGGGTTTCAATCCGCGCCGGGATCAGCCCTTGCGGCGTAATCGCCTGCTCGCCTGTGTAGATCACGGTCGCCTGCGCCGTATCCCGCACCCCAAGCGAGCCAAAGCAGTTCACCGCATCAGTCATCGGACGCAACCACAGGATCGCATAACGCTCGCCCAAATCGTTGTCCGGTGTCTCGATGATCCCTTCTAAATTTGCTCCGCTAAACGTCCCCAACATGTGCCCTGAATTAAACGCAGCGAACTGTGCCAGCGGAGCTGCACCAAAACTATCAAGCGAGAACGCGAGCTGATCAACCGATCCACCGATCGAGCCGGTCCCGGTCGTCGTAAACGCAATCGGAAGATCGATGTGCGTGCTGTCGAAAATCGTAAATGGGGTATTGACGTTCGGAACCCCACCCGTTCCGTTATAGATCTCGACCGTGTTCTCAACATTGAGGTTGGTGTTTGAAGGCGGCGTGCCAGCAGTCAAGCCAGGAGAGAGCGTCAGCCGGATATTGCCGGAGCCGTTGTTTGCTGCAGCCGTGATCGTAATGATCCCAGGCGCAATCGCATCGAGCCCTTCTAGCGTGAGCCCAGGCTTGGTCAGGTACATCAGAAATTCAAGCGCTTGACCAATGATGATCGTCCACTGATCGAGCGCCCAATCATAGACCAAGATTTTGTCAGCGAGGCCTATTGACCCCGACTGCGACTTATACATCCAATAAACCCGCGTCGAGGTCGGATCGGTCGCAGCAAGAAAGAGCTGCAACGCGCTGCTATCAACATCGGCAAAGAATGTGCGGTCAATCCGCTCCTTGCCGATCGGCGTTGGATATCCGCCGCTCTCGATCTTCTTGAACCCCTGCGGCGAGCAAAAGAAGATCTTATCGCCCGCAGTTACCGAACTGTACTGTCCGAAGATCCCGTCCTGGGTGGAAATACGGAGAATGTTGAACACCACTGCGCTACCGGGATTGTAGACCATGCTCCGTATAGAAGCGTCCTGGAAGATAATCCCGTACTGATCACCACCACGGATGTCATGCACAACACCCCCGTCCGGGAGTTGTTGGTTGTCTGCTTGTCCAACGCCAGGGTTCCATTCCTGCGGATTGTTGAGATCGCACCACTGCACTAGTGACGGGTTCGATATGATCCCAGTCAGCACTACAAATCCATTGATGATCGCAATGTGACTTGCTTGCGGAGGGCCGAGAGGAGGATTGAAGGACTGGTCGGAAAACGCCGTGTCTAATCCAAGCGTAAACTTCTGCAGAATAGTGTTGACCTGCGTCGCAAACACGACGTTGTTGTATTGAACAAACTGCCAGTTATCAGCATTGACAACCGCCGTATAGGGGCCTCCTGCTTTGGAAACATTGGTCCAAGAAAAATCTGTATTATTCAGCTCATAGAGATCAGTCGCAGTCGCCGCAAACACCGTGATCGAACCGTCGAGGTTGCGAGCAAAGATCCCGCCCCGGCAGGTAGGCGATGGGGACCGCACCGCTGTTACCGTGACCGAAAATCCGCTACCCGGACCAAACGCTATGCTGGTGAGCACATCACTTACTGTGTACCCAGCACCAGGATTGATGATCGTCACAACCGTCACAGCACCACCAGCGACAGTGATATTAGCCGCTGCGCCGTGACCCGTGCCACCAGTCAGAGGGACGTTGGTGTATGAACCGTTGGTATAACCAGAGCCTCCAACAAGACTACCAACCGATACTATTAGTCCAGACCCAGGCAGCGATTTCGTCAGCGTATTAAATGAGGGAAACGGACCATAGCCATCAGAGCGCGGAATGACGTTGCTGACGATCGACGTCACATTGGTATTGATCGCCGAAATGTCGGGCGCCCAACCCTCGAACTTGAGCAACGGTCCATCTTGCACAAACGCACCTCAGAAATACATCGGTCGGATTATGCCGCGACGCTGCATCCGATTACTTTCAACCCGCAGCCTGCGGAATGCAGCGTAGCTCTCTCCTTGCAATTGCCCCGGCCCGTTCTCATCCGGCGACATCGCCAACGCCATGGCGTTATTGCGCGTTACGTGTGTAGCGATCTGATACTTCGCTCGGCTCCGGATCAATCGCTCACCGTCTGTCATCCACCGATTGCCGAGCGTATTGTCGGTCGCAGGCGCCTGGTACTGCACATGCCCACCAAAGCTGATCGTGTATGGCCCGGTCGCCCCCGTGAACACGCTGGTCACCGTAATCGAGAACCCACCGCCGGGTCCAAGCACACCTGATGTGCTGGTGAGTACATCGCCGACAGTAAACCCAACTCCGGGATTGACGATGGCTATATTGACCACAGAGCCCGCGCTAACAATAAAGTTCGCTGTCGCGCTAGTGCCCGTACCCCCGCTCAGCGGCTGATTGGTAAACGAGCCATTGCTGTAACCGGCCCCGCCAATGAGACTTCCAAACGAGCCGATCTGTCCCGCCCCGCCGCTCGATGGGATCGGATAGAGCATGATTGTCTCATTGCTATAAGCAAACACATACGGCTGCCCCTGCTGGGTGCCGGTCTGCGTTAGAATTAAAACTTCCTCCGGCTGGATCCTCGGCAAGTCAAACACCGCAGGCGGGATCGTGATCGTGCACCAGTCGATGTGATAGAACTGCATCGGCCCAGCGACATTGCTGTAATTAACGTCGGTGAAGCTCGTATAGTTCTGCTGACCAACGACCGTTTGGAACGTCGCCGTGAAAGTCTCGTTAAAACGAAACCTCTCCTTTTGATAGACCGTAATGGCGTCGTTGATAGCCGCGGCAATCTGCGTCGTCAGGTCAGCCCGCATCAGCTCATCAGCAATGCGATCCTTCATATAGCCGAGCGTGCCGGGTGGAAAGCTTGAGGGCCATGTCATGCCAGGCCCCTACTTGGTCAACCACGCACCCGCAGTGAAGCAGTAGTACAACACGATAAGAGCATTGCCTTCCGGAATACCCGTCGCTCCGGCAATTCCATTGATGGTATCGGAGCCATTGCCATAGACCTGAATGCCGGTGCCGTTATTAACTGCAATTGCAACCTGCAATCCACGCGCCGCTACTGGCAGCGTCACCCCGGCAGGAGCGCCCCCTCCAGACGAGACGTTTGCCATCGCCTGGGTAATCACCGTCGCTGTGCCTTGACTGGTTCCAGAAGAAGCAATGTTTCCTTGACTACCAATCGTTTCCAACGACCCGGACGCTCCGGTGCCGATACTGTCAGCAAACCAGCGGCCGTTCTGAATAACCTGGAACGGCGTAATGGAACCTGGGATCAGAACAACCGACGACACCGCATTGATCGTGCCGCCGACATCGTTGGGGTGCGGATAAACGATCAGATTGTTCGCGGCAGCAATATCCACAACAATGTCGAGACTGAGCCCCGCCAGCGGAAACCCTCCAATGCCGCCAGAGACTGTCGGCGGCAGCACCGCCCCGGTCCCAGCCGCAACCGTCGTAAACCGTGTGTTGGCAGCGTGGATCGGATAGGAAGTGGCCGCCGTAGTGCCAAGCGCTGTTATGTTGTCATCCGTGCTCTCAGCATTGAACAGCGTGAGCTGCACGCTGTTCTGCATCGATGCTTCAACACCGAAGATGATGAGCGGAGGATTGATCCCGATACCAGGCATCGGTCACCTCAGTTCGGGTTACCCTTGGTGATCACCAAGAAGTTGACGTTCACCGGACCAGCAGGAGACACCGCCAAGTTATTGATCAGGATCACCGTCAATGTATTCGCCGCCACCTTGCAGCTCATCGCTTCTGGCGCCGCACCAGCAGCCGTCGCCAACGGATCAACCGTGACCATGCAGATATCGCCGAGATTAACTTTGCTGTTGGTGATAGTGACCGTATTGAGGGCGCCCACCGCGGCGAACGTCAACGTGACGGTAGTCACCGAGCCAGAGCCACCATTGCAAGTCGCTGTTTCGGTTCCAGCCGCAGCGCCCGATCCGGTCGCAGTAGCCGTGCACAGCCCAACCTTAAGCCGGGCCATGTTGAAGATCTCGGCCTGATGCAGACTATCTTCGCCAGTCTCCGGCGGAACAGGCGGCGTCAGCGTGCCCTGCAAAGCCAGCGCATAGCCAACAACAGCCATCGCAGGCAAGGCGAGGAGAAGTCGCTTCATCCCGTCCTCCTATGAAAGTAAGGGCGACGGCTCGTGCAAACCGCCGCCCCTTGTTCCGGCAAACCGGTGGGAGGACCGGTTAGCCTTCAAGACCCGTAAATTCGACCAGGCATGCGAAGCAGCCGGTCGAAGATGCTGTCCCGGTACCACCAACCAGGAACGATGCGACGTAGAGATCGATATCGCTCAAGCTCGCCAGCGCCGCGATGCCACCAGCCACCGCTGCATTGCCGAGCCCCGTAGGCCCAACCGCAGCGTTGACCGCAGTGAACGCCGTGATACCCGAACCGCTCTTGACGCCGTACGTGGTGTTGGCCGCAGGCGTCGTGATGTAACCCAAGAGGTTTAGCGTCGGTGGCGGATATGTCAGATCACCAGGCTCGTTGGTGTAGAACACACCGACCGAGGTCGAAGTGCCGACCGAGAGCGCCGCATAACAGAACAACCCGACATCGAGGATCCACGCCCCTTGCGGGATCGTGCCGATGTAAATGCCGCCCGTGTTCGTGGTGAGCTGACCCGCAGTGAGCGTGCCAGTCGAATTGAGCGTCATAGTGCGGTTCAGCGCTGGCTGCTGACCAGGAACCGGGCCCAGGATCACCGTCGAATTAAACGAGAGCGTACCGCCACCGGTCTGCACCGCAGGCACCGCAGGCGTTGTCTGCAAGACCGGATCGTTTGGACCACCGCGAACGATGTAGTGCGAAACCTGCCAAGGAAAGAGCCGTGCACTGTCGCCAGCAATCCCGGAACCGCCGCTGCTGATAGGCATGTAAGTGCCTCCTAAAGTCCGCCCACCTGCCGTCTAATACGAACAGATGCGCTAGGACCGATTACGTGTGAGCTGCGGCGTAGGTCGAAACCACGACCGTGCCGTAATCGAGCAAATTGAACTGGGTCTTCTTGATCCCGTGGATCGTCCAGGCGGAGACCTCAAGGCGCCGCTTGTGATCAAACAGTTCCTCGTTCCACCTATATTTGTTTGGACTGTCCTTCTGACCGAAGGCCATCATCGCGGCCTGACCACCAAGCAAAACCGCGCGGTAAGTGTTAGCAACCGGGGTACCCGCGTTAGCAACGCCGTTGGTGACGTCAAAGGCCTGCCGCAGGATCACGCTGTTGTACTCACCAATAGCGCCGGAGAAGATCGGATTGCCGGTCTCTTCCAAACCAATGTAAGCGGCCTTGACGATGTCGAGCCACTGACCCGTCGACGTCGAGGTACGCATGTCGGTGACCTGATATGGATGCAGATACATCACATATTTGTCGGTCAGCGTGGCGTTGTAGTCGCGACGATCCTCGCCACCCTTCCCCATCACCCGCACTGGACGGATTTTCGGGGTTGCCGTGATCGCAGCTTCCTTGGCCTTGTCGACCAGGTTGAGCGTGAACACGTCGGTCGATACGAGGAGAGCATCGTCAGTGCGTGAGGTCTGCCGAATGATGCGACCAGTCGTTGCGCCCAACGTCGCCTGCAGACCGGTAAACCGAATGTCGGTCGCTGGTGTGTAACCGCAAACCTGGTTGAAGAACGCTTGCGAGAACCGCTTGGCGTACCAGTCAGCCAAGCCATCCCGCGCTTCCATCCGGAGATCGAACGGAACGCGCTGTTGGTCAATTGTGTTGTTACTTTTTACACCAACAACATGACCCAGTTCGTTGATGACGATCGCGTCCGAAAAGATCGTCAGACTTTCACCGTTGCCTTCCGCCAGCTGGTTCTCGGTAAAGCCAGCCCCGGTCAGCTGCATGCGCAGCCCGTAGGTGACCTTGTCGCCAGCGCCCTTCGACGTCTCCACCTTGCGATGGATGATCGAGTTAGCGTCGTCGCCGATGAGGGGGAAGATGTCGGTGTATTTTAGAGCTTCGTGATCGAGCGTCTTGGACCAAAGCTTAACGGCAAGGGCGTCGTTAAGCCCGAAATTTGTCATCGCCATCGCGGCACCTCTGAGCGTTCAGTGGTGCGCCGATTTACGTTCGGAGCGGACGAGACCTGGAGCTTTCAAGTCGCCAGGGCGACAGCGATCCTCTAACGGGGATCAGTTCGAGGCGGTTTTTGTCCGAGCCGCGACGGTGTGGGAGCAAGACGCCTTATCGATTACCGCGTGAGCAGCCTTATCGACACATCTCGCAATACAATTGGTAGCACCGTGCAGTCCGAGCCGTCAAGCGATAGTTCAGCACCCGCTGCAGATGTCAGGCGGAGCAGGTGGCACCGGAGGCAGCTCCGGTATCTGACTTACCGAGGATGAGGGAAAAGCGGGAAAGATCCTCCGCCCAGGCTCCACAGACAAGCAATTAGCGCAAACACGAAGTAGATCACAAAGATCGCAATGACTGCCCAGATTACAATATCGACCGCACGAAACGCAACGGCCACACCCTCACTGGCAGGCGCACCCAACTTGGAGAGTATGTAGGGAACGATGAGCTTGAGGATCGCCACAATCGCAACAACGATGACGACCCAGATCAAGAGCTGTTCGAGCCAGCCCCAGGTGAAACACATCGGACGTTCCTCCAATCCGATAACTCATAGCTACGATAAACAGTTCCCACAAAGAAAGGCCGCGCCCCTGCAAGAGACGCGGCTAAGTTCGACGATTGTGCTAGACGATGATATCGCTAACACCTTCCACGCGCGGCTTCAATGCCTTCAGCTTGTTCGCGGCCTTCTCCTCGACCCGGATCTTCTGCACCTTACGATGAGCCCGCGTGATCTCCTTGACCGACTGCTGCAGCCGAGCCTGGGCCTGGAATAGTTTCTTCAGCGATAACTCCCGCGCTTCAGTACACTTCTCCCACTTCTTGACTGCGTCCTTGTGTTGCGCCTGCGCTCGTTCTAAAAGGGTCATGTTTGGTCTCCGTCTTGTTTGTCAGAACCCGTCAGCCGCTCATCGACTGACGGGTTCATTATATCACAGACGCTAGTTGCTGATCAGCCGAAAGGGCCGATTTGCTCGGCCCCCCATCTTGAACTTCCTGATAAATTTCCGCGCGTTTATGTCGCGAAAACCATGAAACCGGTCGCGCAGCCCAGCCCATACCAAATCAAGTCGTCGTAGTCGTGAACGCCAGTAAGCAGCATCAACGCAATGATGCCCGCCAGCATCGCAATCCGCCACAGTTCAAGCGGCGACTTTCCAAGCCTCGCCATCATCGGTGACGACCCCCGCGACCCCCACGACCAGTATGCGAAGGCGGCTCTGGATCCTCTTCCTCTTCAGGCTCGGGCTCTACTTCCACCGGATCCGGCTCGGGAGCTGTCGCAGGCTGTGCTGCTGGCTTTGCCGCAGCAACAGCTGCGGTTGCATACCATTCCTCAATCGCCTCCACCAACTGCCTCGCGGTCTCCTGCAGCGCCTCGATATGCTCATCGCTGATTGTTCCAGCCGACATGTTCGAAAGCTGCGCCCGTAACTCCTTGGCCTTCTCAGGAATATCAATCATTGCCGTCGCCGCCTCCTCGTGCGGGATCTCGTGTTATTTGCCGCAAGTGTTCTTTGACAATTCCATTCGCTCGGTCCAGTTCCCGCTTAGCATTGTCAATGTCGTCGAACATCTTTGCCAAACGCTCGATGTTCGTTCCGACCCAAACAATCGGCACAATGTTCTCGGGGTAGCTCATCCGCCCAACAACTCCCGCTGCCGCGACTTCGACAGCCGGTTCATCACATGCTGGAAGTCCTCATCGCTCATATTGCCAAGCATGTCGGGCGTGAGCTGGTCAGGCGGCACGCCGCCGCCGTGGCTCAAGCTCTGCGCTGCTGCCTGCCCTCTACGCACCGCCTCGATCTCCGCCGCTACGTTAGGAGCAGCCCCGGCATGAGCTGCAGGGGCCGAGGCCGGGGCTGCGGCAGCAGCAGGCGCAGAGGAGCCCGCTGCCGGGGCACCGTTTCCTGCAACAGCCGGTGCCGCGTCTGGATTAAATCCTGAAGCCAGCGCCAGCTCATAGATCCGCTGCGCCGGGTTGACCCTTTCGGCGTAAGCCGAATGCATGATCTCGCGCTCTTCATTGACAATACGCGCCATCCGCTCGTTCGGATCTCTAATACCGAGCGTCGTGTACTGCCGATCGCGCATGTTCATCAGGTAGGTGTAAGCCGGAACAAACTTGGTGTTGGTCGCCGCATAAGCCCCGGCATCCCGCCGGTATTGGTTTTCAAGCTGTGCCTGTTCCGAACTGACCTGCGCATACTGATCCGCCTCTTCCTGCCGGTTGGACAGTCCCTCGATCTGCTCGTTGAAGCGTTCGAACAGTCGTCCGGTCTGGCGCTCCTGCCATTCCATGTAGGCGAACACGTCCTCGCGCGGATCCGGCCGTGGATCCTCCTCCTCGGCTTGCGCCTGCGCAGGACTGGGCTCCGCCAAGGCCTCATTGATGATGCGCATGCGCTCGTCGGCACGCGCCATCGTTTGCTCCAGTTCCTGCACCCTGGCTCGGGTGGTCTCGAACTCCTGGTTTTTAGAGGTGAGCTGGTCTTCCAGCGCCTTAAACTTACGATAGGGCACCCTTCTCGGCGGCTGCTTGCCGGTTTTGGGGTCTATCGGCTCCGGGGTGTCGTCTTCCTCCTCCTCCGGAGGGGTCGGCTCCGGGGCAGGCGTGCTCGCTGGTGCAGTTTCAGCCTTCGGAGCTACCGGAGGCTCGGGAGCAGGCGCAGGAGGCTCTGGCGGCAGCTCCGTCTCACCACGGCTGTCCAGGTACTTCTGCTCTTCCGGGGTTAAGGCTTCGCCCAGCAGCCCCAGCGCGTCGTCTTTAGCCATTCAAGTCTCCCGCAGTTCTGGCGGCAATCGCCTTGATCTGCTCGGCAATGTTTCTCCAAACACCTTCATCGATCGGACCGCGCGCAACCAGGTTCACGGCGACCTCACCCAGTGGCGGCTTGGCATCTGAGGACGAGACTGCGACGAGATAATGTTCGGGACCAACATCGAACTCAATCTCGACAACTTCTCCCTCGCCAGATGCAGGAACGCGAACGTGCACTTCGTCCCACCGCACGACGCCCGCCAGGTCCTGCTCGACAAAGCGCTGCAGGTTCCTCCGCATCGCATCAGCCATGTTCACCACCATGAGACCCTCGCACGCCTCATATATCACCAAGGTTTGCTAACAGCCAAGCAACCTCCTCATCATCTAGTTCCTGCATCATTGCTGCCTGTTCTTCCAGCGGCAGTGAAACAATCAATCGCATCATCTCCTCGCGCCCGAGGTTCATCGGCAAATGCATGCGCCCAGTGCGCATGCCGACCGTGCGACTACCGTAACCCGTGCCACCGGTTCCAACCTGCGACACCGGTCGAACAACAACTACCGGCGGCGGCAATGGCGGCAGGAACACAAACGGCTGCGGCAACAACGCAACGTTGAACCAATATTTAAGCCGTGGATCCGGCGATTGGCTCCAGGGCCACAACGACGGCGTAGTGACTAACGGTATCCGGAACGCAAGCGCATAGAGAACATCGGGCGTCAGCAGTGGATGCGGCCTGATGATCCGCTCGGGTGATGGGCTCCAAGGGTAGAACGCCGCCGTCGCAGCTGGCGGCACAAACTGGAAGTCAGCAGCCGGAGTTAGCAGCGGTCGCGGCCGAATGATTAATTCCGGCGACGCGCTCCACGGATAAAACGAGAAGGGCGGGAACGCTTGTGGTGTGTAGCTTGGATACTCACGCGGCTTAGGCCGAATGAGTAATTCCGGCGACGGGCTCCAGGGATAGAACGAAGGAGCCAGCGTCACCAGCTGAAACGAAATATCCGCCGACGGCGTCAATAATGGTCGCGGCCGAATAATCCGCTCAGGGGATGCGCTCCAAGCCCAAATATTGATTGGCGTAGGCGGCAACCGGAACGCGACGTCGGGAGCAAGTAACGGCGTCGGCTTTTTGATCAGTTCAGGCGATGCGCTCCACGAATAAAACGTCGCCGTAATAGTAACGCCCGGCGGAAGCGTAGGCGCGTTGGTTGGATATTCCAGCGCTTTCGGTCTGATAATAACTTCGGGCTGCGCGCTCCATGGGAACGTCGTTGAAGTTGGCGCAGGCGGAATAAACGCAAACGGCACATCCGTCAGCATCACGCTGACGATCTGATGCTCGGTAACCGGTTCGCTGAACTGGAACGCCGACGGAGTTACTGCCGCCCCCGGCGGAAGAAAGAAGCCAAGTGGTGGCTGGTGTTCCTCGACGACACGGTAATAGGCCGGAAATGGCCATCCGCTAAACACTAACGGTCCCGGCGTTACGGTCGGCACGATTAGCCCGAACGGAACATCAGTCAGCATCACACTGACAACCTGATGCCCAGAAGACTGCTCACTGAATGCAAAATTCGACGGCGTTGTCACCGCCCCCGGTGGCAAGAAGAAGCCAAGCGGCGGCTGTCGTTCATCAACACTGCGATAATAGGCGGGGAATGGCCACCCGCTAAACGCTAGTGAACTGGGCGTAGCAACGGGCGGAATTAACGCAAACGGAATTTCCATCAACAGCACCGTCGTGCCGAGATGCGTGGTGACTTGATCAACAAATGAAAAGCTTGATGGTGTGGTGACCGCTACTGTCGGAACAGCCACAAACCCATTTGCCTGGTTCAGCACCAGCTGCGGAATAGTGACATCGCTAACAATATAGGCAGCTAAGGTCGCTGGAATTGCAGCCGGAGACGGTGGCACAAAACCGGTTATTTGGTTCAACACGACCCGTGGAACTACAACAACGCTGGTCACATAGGACGCGAGCGTCGGCGGAATTACGACGGGCGGCACAGCGGGCGCAAAGGCCGGATATTCACGCGCTCGCGGCCGTGTGACGGATATCGGATGTTCGCTAAACCCAAAACTCGATGGCGTTACCGCGCCAGTCGGAGGGAAGAACGGCGCCCAGGCTGGATATTCACGCGCCTTCGGCTTGATCAAAGTCCATGGCGGCTCCGAGAACGAAAGCGCCGAAGGCGTGAACGTCACTTGCAGCGAGACAAATCCATCAGCAAATTGCGGTGGATGCGACAGCTGACGAGCAAACAACTGATCGCTGGCCCAACCCCAAGGCGTGACTGACGGGAACAGAGGCGCCGCAGTCGGATATTCCACCGGCCTCGGCTTAATGCGTGCGAACTGCGGTTCAGAGAATGCCAACGCAGATGGCGTTACAATGACCGCCGCTGCTTGCGAAATAAAGGGATCGCTCGGCTGAGACTTCGGCTTGATAATTGCTGCCGGACTATCAGAGAACCCAAATACTGATGGCGTTGCCGCCGCTGCCGTCACAGACGAGACAAAGCCATCCTGTAGCAGCTGCCGTGGCAATCTTCTGATCAGGTCAGACGGCGAGAACAGCGCGGTCACCGTCACAAACGGCGCGCCGATAAATCCGTCCTGGCCGATCTTCAGCCTGACCGTAACCAAACGCGGCTGATCGCCCGTAAAGCTCCAGGTCTGCGCCGGAGGCGCAAAGACAAATCCGTCGAAAGGTATAGACCTCGCCCTTATCTGCCGTTCAGGGGAAGGAGCAAAAATCGATGTAATCGGCGGCGCTGACGGTAGCGTCGGCGCCGCAGCAACAGTCTGGTTAATAACCCAGCTGCGAACGATGATCTCGGTCGAGACCCCACCCATTGCCGTAATCGGTGCAAACGGTGGGGTCGGCACCGCAGCAACGGTCTGATTGAGCACCGTTCGCTGAGCGACAACAATCGAAGATGACGAAGTTGCTAACGTCGAGGGGACAATCGCCGCTGCTGGTGCCGCAACAAACCCGTTTCCTTGGCTCAGCACCGTCTGCGGAGTAACAACATCCGATGCAGAATAAGATGCGATTGTTGGCGGTGGCGGAGGAGGCGGGCCCGGCACCCAAGCATTCGTCTGATAGATAACATTGCGCGTTACAACGATGTCGGGTGACATCGCTGTCACAACGGTCAGCGCCGCCGCAACCGGCGGAATGACGTTAGCTACAGCTTGATAGATAAACTTACGCTGCATTTAGTAGGTCACCGTCTTAAAAGACTTACGCACACCCCCTCCGCCCCCGCTCTGGAGACCTGGAGTTATTAAGACTTGTTGAAGATCCACTGCCCCATACAACCCATTCGTGGACCCGCTAAAAGTATTGGAGAACGTCGTGAAGGTGGTTCCAGGCGCAGCAACGCCGTATTCCAGTTCCATAAAATAGCCACCGAGAGACCCTGGAAAAATCAGGGATTGGGTACGAGAATTGATCGCCGCGCTCTCTAGCATCAACATAGCAACCGCAATGTCTCCCGGCGAAGTAATTTGGGTAACCCCCCCGCTCGACGTACCGATAGGTGAAGCGCTCGTAAAATTACGCCATCCACTTATCCCGCTAAATTCAGCCGCAAATACCAAACCAGTAGAGCTGTTTGTCCAATTAAGATTGAGCAGCAAATTACCAGCGTTAGGATTGCGTAGTGCAAATATCCGCATCCAAGAATTGGACCCATTCGTATTGACGCTGGTGGTCACAAAATCCATGCTAACCCCATCCCACGTCGCTGGTGATGAAGAGCTAGGATCAAAAAGCCAGCAGATACAAGCAACCAGCATATGATCAGCACCGCCAACCACGCCACCCGACGACATGCCTAAGCCAAAACTAAAACTTGTAACCGAGGTAAAGCTAAGCTGAGACAGTTGTCCCTGAACAAATCCCGCGCTCATGCATCACCTCACTTCAGTAGCTCAGCGTTCGGAACGATTGAACAACCGCCTCGCCAGTGGCAAGGCCAGCCGTCATAGACACTGGGACAAGATCCGCCAGGACCGCCGACCAGTTCGTTGATGGACTAAGTGTCCAACTGAACGAAGCAGTCGGCTGGTTCGAAATATAGCTCTGTCCCATCGCAATCAAAGAATTGTCCAGCGCGAGTTGCGTTTGACCAACTCCAGAACCAATCACGGACGTGTTCCCACCCTGAACGGCATCGACCGCAAAATGGCCAGCGCCACTAGTAATGGAATAGGATGGGGCCGCGCTAGTACCAGAAGCAGATGAGGTACTAAAACCACCCACCCCGTTATAGGAAGACGAATAGATGTCCACAAAACGCGTCCCAGTCCAATTAAAGGTCAGCGTTTGAGTTCCGGACACAGGATTTAAGAAAATCCACATTCCAACAATGCCTGAACTAGCTCCAGGCGCCGCCTGCAATACGTTAGGAGTTAAATTCAAGTTCTGCGATCCCCAAGTGATCGACGTGAAAGGAGGAAGTGCGATGGAAGGACTGGTAATAAAACTCACAACCAAACAATTCCCGGATCCAATCGTCAGGTTGGAAGACGATATCGTCGTCACGCTACTGCCTGTGGTTACAGCCGTTGCATTGGCATCAAATGTTACAGCCATTTCACAATTCCTACGTATTAATCACGCCGAACTGCCGCTTCATCACCGGACTGCCCTCAAACGATAGTGCAGAAGGCCCAGGTTGAGGAAAGAGATCAACCGTAACAGCTGACCACGATGCTGATGCCGCAAATGTCCAAAAAAAGTGCGGCGAGGTTTGGTTCGCAATATAGCTCTGTCCGAAATGAACCGACGTATTATCAACAACAAGCTGCGTCTGCCCCACCCCTGAGCTGCCAGTTATATTCTGGCTGGTATTTTGGATCGCATCCACGATAAGATGCCCAGAACCGCTTGCTTCGAGATAGGAAGCCGTCGTCCCAGCACTTGAGACGTTATCAACAACAAATCCTCCGACGTTGTTGAACGAAGCCGAATAGATTTCCCCAAGCTGCGCACCGCCAGACCAGGTAAATGTCAGTGTCTGCACGCCAGGCGTCGGGTTCATCAAAACCCACATAGCAACAACGCCAAGACCAGATCCAGCTGATCCTGCCTCCTGGCTGATATCCGGGATCAAATTCAAATTCTGTGATCCCCAAGTAATCGACGTAAAGACGGGGAACACAGCAGCGACAGCATTATTAAAAAAAGTAGCGACCAAGCAATTCCCGGTTCCAATCGTCAAATTGGAAGATGCTATCGTGTTTACGCCCGGTGCAAGAGTTACCGCTGCTGCCTTAGCATCCAAGATCACAGTCATTGCTGATTGCCAACAGCGATCACGGTCAAAGTCAGCAACTTTTCGACATCGCTATTAGACGAGAAGACTAGCGTTGCCGGGGTCTGCGGGTTCGGCGGAAATGCCTGCGTCGTCTTCAAGGCCTTGGCAGGCCCTTTGCCTGGAACAAATATGCGACCGGGAGGAGAGGCCACGTCATATCCTTAATTGTAACTCTCCAAGGAATACTGATGCAGGGTAATACCATTCGCTGCATTCGAGACCGAGCAGCCTATGAACAAATTGGCCGTCTGCGTCAGCGTGCTATCAAACACTGATCCTACAGCTGGAGCTGCTGTCGGCAACACATAGGACGTCGCCTGCGCACCCCCAGTTGAACCGGCCAATGCATTAGATGTGAAAACAGCAATGCCAAGGATAGTGGATGACGGGCCAGCCCCAATCGCTCTGCACGTCATGTCGAGATCAAGCTGCCAAGCCGTATTGGTCTGCGAGGCCAGCATATTCATCGGGGATCCAGCAGTACCGGGCGCTACGGTGATCGGCGTCGCTAATGTTCCGAGCGTGAAGGTGACCGTGAAGGTACCGGAAGTGAACGTCGAGATGCGGCCCGACGCCTTAACGTGAATGCGCCTGCCGATGTAGAAGTAGTTCGCCGGGAACGTGTAGATAGCAGCCGATGGCAGGAGCGTCGTCGCCGCCGTAAACGCCGACAACGTCGGCCCATCAACCTGCGCCGTTGTTAAAGTTTCAACCCAAGTTTGTGCAGACATGACGGATCCTCATGTTCCGGCTATCACTGTACGCCGAACAACCGTATCAGAAACCGCAGTCTTCTTCATCGGAACTGGCGGCGGAGCTGCTGGCGGCGGCTGCGGCGCAACTGACGGAAGCGACATCACCGCAAATCGCAGCATCGCAATCGGCTGCTCCGCCCATGTCATGTTCGGTGTGGGCGGCTTCGGCTTATCGAACAATGCATTGCCGTATCCGTGCTCAAGTACCCGGTAGAACACATGCGCGAATGGATAACGCCCAGCCCAGGCGAAGACCGAGGGTGCTGCTGCAGGCTTTGACGGTGGCGCGAACGGGAACTTGCCGCTCAGCTCGATGATCCTCGACGAGATGATAACGCCGGAGGATGACATCTCAAGCTCCGATCATTCGAGTTCTTTGAATAATACCGGGACCGCTACTTCCGAACGCGCCCTGCGAAGGACCAGGACCGGAGGGAGCCGACAAAGCTACCGACAGCATATAAGTTCGGCGCGCACTGATAAAGTTTACCGCCCTCGTCCCAGTCGCACCGCTGGACGAAAGTGGTTGCTCAGCAAAAGCAACATACGCCTGCGAGACGTTCGCGGAAAATGAGTTTTGTGGAGACACGTCGACGTACATACTCGTAGGCCAGCCGCTTGCTTGAGCGGTTGTAGCAGCAAAGAAGCAAACCAACAGATCATTCGCATTTGTTGGACTAACACTGGGAGCCAAGGAAGTGCCAGATCCCACATTATCGAGCACTGCCGCGAATGCATCTATCGAAGCACCCGAATAGCCCGCCCAAGCATAGGCGGCAGTCTCGGCAGTCGTAACCGTAAACGTATAGGAGCTGGGCTCGCTTGGACCGGCAATCTTATAGAAAAACCCGGCACGCATATTTTCGGAAACCCCGGTTGAAACCTGTCCAAAACTGGTCCACCCGCTCGGCGGAACAATAACTCCTGCATCTATGCCAGTCTGAGTTTGGTCTCCCCACGACATCACGGCTATCAGCAGATCCCCTGAAGCTATTGTCCCGCCGCCATTGCCATATCCCAGAGGAGGCGTTCCCGGTGTTAGCGTCACCGAATTGATTGGAGTACCTTGAGGACCGCTCCATTGAACCCAATTTAACGTGACCGAGCGCGTCGGTCCCTGCGTCTCAATCTTCGAAATACCAAATACTTGCCCGGCCGTACCTGAAGTGAAGCCGCCGGGATTAGCTGCATTGTAGCTAGAGGTCGCTGCAGCATTATAAGGCTGAGCGCCAGATACACCGGTTGCTAGCGCAATATTGCCACCGTCACCATTACCAGCCGTATCGTCATCGGTAACGATAACGCATCTATTACCCCCGCCGGTTCCATCCTGTCTTTGCCAAGCCGGAAGCCAATCACTGGTGATAGACTGACCCGTCGACAGATTAAATCCAGATGATCCGCCAAAGAATAATTCCTGGAAAAGATATCCAGCACTGCTAGTGCTGCCAAATCCATCGGAGGATTGCTGAAAGGCCGCATGCGTTACTTTCCAGCTAGCAGACGGTCCTGCCTGAAATGTTACTCGGATCTGACCTTGGGTATCGCCAGTCAGATGCAGCACATTACGCGTGCTGTTGGTCTGATTGCCGGTGCTCGATCCGCTGAGCGTCGCGGTAAAGATTGTCGTAGGCATTAGGGATTGAACCTGTAGATGCGAACTGTCCACGGATGTGGAAAAGTGTGCGTGAACTGTCGAGACGTGATCGGGAATGTAGTTCCCGTATCTACGCCCTCACTGTCATAAAGACACGTCGCAGAACTTGCGCTAGCCAAGAAGTTCAATGTGAAAGTAGCTAGTGTACTAACCCAAGAGGTCTCCCCACCACGGGTGGTGACGAACATATAATAACCGTTTGTGAACGAGCCGCCGCCAGTGTAGTGCTTGACACAGACGTCGATCCCATTCGTGAGTTTTATGAACGGCGTTGGAGCCACATATCCGACAGGAGAGGCTCGGCAGTATTGAGCAACAATCGGAGAATTGATGATCGGAGCGTAAGTAATCACCATGTTGCAGGTAGTGGTTACTTGCGAAACCATCGACACAGTTTGACCAGGAAGCGGCGAAGCAAAGTTAGAATTTGTAATCAGGCAATCGTTGCCACCATATGGCGAAGGCCCATTATTGTGATCAAAATTAAGAAGATGCCTCGCGCCATGAATAATCGTAGACCAGACCACCCAATTATACTCAGGCGGAGTAATCAGCTGACTAACTAAAGTAGCGTTGGTTTTGGCATCCCCGGTTTCAATAGCTACACCGACCGGCCCAGGACGACCACATCGAAGGTTAGCCAACTGATCGATAGTATCGCCGTAGTTCGAACCTCTTGTATACTGGTCTTGAGTTAGCGTGCCGCCTCCTGCGTTAGCTTCTTCGCCATAAATACCCGCTCCCATGAAGTTGCTCTGCTTCCCCAGAGTTATAAAATATTGATCGATGGTAAATATATCGACCTCAGACCGAACTGTCGTGTTTGGGGTGGCTTGCGTAGCTTGAAGTTGGAAGTAGGCATCAAGATTACTCCCGACTTTTCTACTTCCATAATTATCGTCAAACTGCAGAATGAAAGCACGGCCGTCAGAATAGGTGTTTGGCATATTGGCCACACGGCGATCAACCGCGTTGGTCCAAGCAAGGGTCACACCAAATTCGTCCACCCCAGCAAATTCGTCCTGATACATGAGCGCAACGGTCTCAGAGCCTATCTGCGAGGACATCGCATTGCCATTCAGTATCCAACCGTCCGTATATGGATTGCCAAACCACCAAAGTCCTGTATGCGAACCACTGCCAGTAGTTGCGGTAACGTGGATGACCAACGTATCGATCCCAGCCCCACCACCATTTATAGTGTAACTAACAACAGTCCCGCTCATCGACGCTACGACAATACCGGCACTGACAAAAGCTGCGCCTATATTCGTTCCAACATCAGGACCGATCGTTGACGTCAAAGGATGACTTGGGACTTGGAAGGTCTGATTGGTTGGTGGTGTGGGCACCGTGTAGGTCGCGCTCCCGGTGTTATCGAAACCAACCCAATTGCCCTGGAAGTTCTCAAAAACGTAAATACCTCCTTGGCCCCTGATAAAACTTAATGAAGTAGTACCAGCACTAGCATCTGTATCGTTCCCGGTTCTACCGTACATGATATTCCAGCCAAGGTTCTTGAACGCCGTAGCATTGGGAGCTGTTTCAATATCTGCCAAGAATGACGAAATTTGAAAGAAACTTGGACTATCAAACCCAGCAGCAACGGCTTTGGTTAGTCCCTTATCGTTGAAATACGTCGGCCCACCATGGATTGGTACTTCCGCCGGATCATTGCTATCCGAAGTCACAATCATGAACAGGCCATCGTTTATATCGTTAACGCCTGTACCCGTGAGAATTACCGAGGAAGCGGCTTGCGGAGACGTAAAGGTCTTTTGTTGAACAAGTATGGATTGACCGCTACCAATCGGAATAAGTTGGGTCCAACCGGCGCCCGAAGTCGGATTAGTGGTTGAACTGTATCGAGTACCACTGATAACCATCGTGTTAGCACGAATAGTATAGGGGATAGCCATGTCTTGCGGATTTAGCCCCATCATCGCCGGATACCAAGCATAGTACGACGGATCAAATGGATAAGCGTTGTTCACATTGCTGACCACAAAAGCCAGCATGTTGTAGAACGTGCCGCCACCCGCCGGAGTAATTGTTTCATTCACTAAAGAATGCGGGGCAAAGGCATACCAAAACTCGGATGCTCCCGTATCGCCTAATTTAAGATTACGGGCGTATCTGGTCCAAACACCGGATGGAAGATTTGGAGAACTCATTCCAGTTACAACCTGCCCCACATGGCTGATGTAGACTATGACCATATCACCAGCGTTAGCCGATGGTATCGTCGGGACATTTGGCGAAGTAGCAGCAAATTGCGGAGTTCCATTTATGACCGGCGGACCTGCTACCCCTCCGCCACCAAATCCGCCGCCGCCGCCGCCGCCGCCCGACCCACCAGTAAGCCCGCCACCAGGTTTGCCCTGGTGGCTGCCGACCACAATGCGGCGAGGAAACATCGCCATGAGAGATCACCCGCCAGTCAAATCACGACGGAACCTCTCCCTGGCTTCCATCTGTTCGAGCCACTGCTCTCGATTAGGATTTTGCGGGCTGCACGCCCCGAACTGCGCGTGATATTCACATACCATGCCCATGCAGCGTTTGCACCAAGCCTGCACGGTTCCCTTCTTCTGGATCACCATGTGCCCGCCTTCGCCGTGCTGACACATATAGGTGTCGTGCTCGACGATCCCGTCAGGACCGCTCTCGCAGTAATAGCCGTGCGGACCTTGCAAGCTTAATCGCGGCATTATCCAATCTCTTCGATCTCGATTTTCTGGCCAGCGCTCGCGTACGACAAAACCCGCACCTGGTCACACCCGTCCGAGCACATGATCATGTAGGTATCATCGCTGCGCCGATGCGCCTGATAGCCAGGACCATATTTTTCGGTCTGCCGCATCAATCCAGCCACCACATCGGCAACCGCCGTCTTGCTGCTCACCACGATCTTCTTACCGTTAACGACTTGAATGCTGTCATGCTCCTCAGGAACATCAAACCTCGAATTGCTCTGACCCCCGCCACGAAGCGATGCCACGCTGACAATGAAAACATCGCCCACTTGCGGTGGTGGAGCATCACCGATTTTCACAATCACCGTCTTCATGGCGTCCTCAACTGTCGCAGATTACCCAGATCCAACGCGGCACGCTCAACCGGTGCCTGCCAATCACCAATGCGCGGCTGACGATACAGCGTCATCGACGAATACCAAATAGCCTTGTAGGGATCTCCCGCTGCCTCCGGTGACAGCCATGGCCAGTAGCCGTTGAAGCGCACCAGGTTGAACACACGCTTGCCGATCGCACCGGCAACATGCGCCACCGCAGTATCAACCGTGACCACCAGATCGAGCGCTTCAATCAGCGCCGCCGTATCAGCAAAGTCGTCCACCTCGTCCATCATATCGAGCAGCTCAAGCTCTGGCGGAACCTTCTCCATGATTGGCTTCTGAAGACTGATCAAGTTAACCCCAGGCTGCTTGAACGCGCGTAACATGTCGACCGGAATGCTCTTCGCCCGCTGGATCGCCAGCGTGGTCGAAAAGTGCCCACCGCTCATCCAGCAAACCCCGAGATTGAACCCCTTCGGCAGCCGATCCTTCCACATCGCAATGCGCCGGACAGGCGCCTGCAAATAGGCCGCATGAGGCCAACTCGACACCTCAATGCCAGAAAGAGTTCCCAAAATCCGTGGCACGTCGAGCAAGGCACAGCCGTAGTCAGCCCGAGGCAGAGGCCGATGCAGCGGAATGAAGTCATGGGTATTTAAGGACCGTGCCAGCTCCAACATCGGCACCCGAGCCTGGACATAGACCCGTCGAGCGTTCGGGAATAGGCCCGCAGCGCCCCAGCGGAGCCCCAGGATCTCGTCCCCGTAGCCTTGCTCGGGATAGAGCACGATCGACTTGCCATCCAATGGCTGACCTTCCCATTGAGGAAGCGCCCTATACGCCAGCGGCGGTAGCGGGTTGTCTTTCCAGCGATAGGCGTATTCCCGCCACCCCTCCTCCCACTTGCCCTGGCCGAGCAAAACCGCTCCAAGGTTCCAATGCCGATCAGCCGTATTGTCGTGCTGCAGCGCCAAGCGCATGTGATGCTCGGCCTTGTCGAGCTTCATCTGCGAACTGTAGAGATCCGCCAAACCCGAATGCGCCTCCCAGGACGACCGCACAAGCAGTGCCCGTTGAAAAATCTCCTCCGCCGACTTAAACATCCCCAGGTGGGCTAGCGCATTTGCCTCGTTAGTCAACGCATCAACGGCATCCGGATTGATCGCAAGCGCGCTCTTGAAATGCAACGCCGCATCAAAATACTTATCCTGCGCCGCGAGCACATTCCCACGCAGGATCCAGGCCTCATACAACTCTGGATCGTATTTGATTGCCTCGGCGAGCTGGCTCAATGCCAGGTCGAAGCTCTTGGCACGGATCGAGAGAAGCGCCCGCTCTAAAAGCTTTTCCGACAACCCGCTCATTCCGCCGCATCCTTTACAGTCACCATGTGCCAAAGCACATCAGCAACTTCCATGCACAGCAAGTTCATGCCGAAGTCTTCGCACCGATAATAGGCAGGCAGATTGCTTGTGATCAGCTCCTTGCCGCAAGTCGTATGCTCAGCCGAAATAATCGGCCGAAACCGCTCAATGGTCTTCGCCGCACCGCGCAACGCAAACGGCTCCATCCCCTCAATGTCGATTTTAATGAGATCGCAGCGCTCAAGCCCGAGGCTGTCGATCGTCAACGTCGGGATCATCTGCTTCAGACCTCCGTCTTGCTTCATCGATTGACCGGAGAAATGCTTCGGCTTCTGATAATCGAAGACAGGCGCAAACATCCCGCCGCAGTGATCGCTCACCGCCGCCCAGATCGCACGTGCATTAAAGAAATTGTTCAGAGCGATGTTGCCAGCAAGCGCGTAAAACAGCCGCTCCTGCGCTTCGATCGCAATGACCTCGCCCCACCCGAACAGCGCATGCGCAAACGGAACAGTGTGCGGACCCACATTCGCGCCACAGTCGATTGCCGAGATCGGGCCGCCCCGATGGCTCATCCGCGCACGCATGAGATTGATTAGCGCGTCAACCTCATGCATCTCGTGATAACCGCTGTTGAGCAACCAGGTGCCAACGCCAACCGATCCGGAACCGCCATGGACTTCCTCGTAGTCCAGGCGGTTGACAATCATTGGCCCGTCTTCGCAAGCTACCAACACAAATGCCCGAACATTGCCCGTTTCGGGCATGAACCGCCTCCCGACAGTTCCGGCTTATTCCAAATAGTAGACGTTGGTATACACACCGGCAGTGTAAGTGCCTGCCGTTGAGAAGATCGACATGTAGTGGCCATTGAGCGCGGTCGCCGGAGAAATGAAGTACTGGCTTTCCTGCGCCGCTACCCAACGCACCGTATTCCGCATGTTGATGCCGTTGTGATACTCCGGCGTTCCCGTCAACACATTGGCAGGCAAAATCTCAGCCGTGATGTTGACCAGCGATACGCCAGCCGCCGCGCCATCAGCAGGATCGGTCGGGTTCGGCGTATAGGATGCCCCAGTAACCGATGAAGTACCGGTTATGCGCGACAAATCAATAACGAACTGACAGTCCGTCGTTGTCGGAGCGCCCACAGCGCCAATATCGAACTCATAGATCTTGAGCCGACGCAGCGTGGTTACCGTCCACAGCGCCATCGTGCCCTTTGCGGTGCCCGAGAGCGTGCCTTGGTTAGCATTGACCTGATAGGTTGCCATCTAATTATCCTCCTAGGATCTTAGGCAAACGATTGGTCAACGACTACTCCCGTTGGTCGACCAGTCTCATCGCGCACGATCTTCTTGGGCGCAGCAACAGTCCTCCGTAACTGCTCATGTGATTGATGCAATGATTGCACGTTTGCACCCATCCCAGCAAGTGAGCCACGGATTTCGAAGACAGCCCGCGCTATTGCCATCTCCATGTTCAGCATTCGCTCGTCCATCTTCACCAGCGTTGCCAACGCTTGCGCTGGCGAAAATCCTTTCAGCTCTGGCGTCAGACCGTTGAACGGATCATGCTCGACCGGTTGCGTCTGCGGACCTTGATCAGCAAACGGATCGTGATCGACAGGTTCTAGATCGTGTTCGTCAGCCATGGCGCTGCCCAGCCATTTCTTCGCAGTAATGCCCCCAGCAGAGAATGCCAACACCATCAAGCCAGATCAGCCCGTAGTCTTCGCATCGATCACAGTGGCTGTGCCGCTCTTTCTGTTCGCAGCGTCCTTTGCGCTTTCCCGATCCGAACACACTGCCGTTGTCAAATCCAGGCATACACATCACGCAGCCCTCGGAACAACACGCAGATATTTCCCAGGACGGTTCGGATCAGGCTTGTAGAAGTGACCGTCAGGCGCCTGCCTCGCACCAGGCGGCATCGCCGAGGCTATTTGCTTGATCGCGTTCTGGCCGCCGCCCTCATCCGCCGGAATTGGAGTAAGCGCATCGATAATCGACCCGACGTGGGTCGCTCTGGTGTCGGCGTGCTGGCCAGCGATCTTGGCCCGTGTGTGCTGCGTCTCCGTTTCTGTCTTAGCGATGTCCGCAGCTTTCTGCAGATGCTCAAGATGCGCTGTAAGCCCATCCATGTCACCCTTCGCTAGAAGGTGCCGCGCCATCGCCACGTCGTAGATCGCCGTCGATTGCGTCGCTCCCGCCTTGGCGTCCTGCATCTCCGCCGTCGACTGGTCCTTGTTAATGCCCGCAACAATCTTCGCGATGTTAAGCTGCTTGAGCTGCTGCTGCTCGGGATCCTGCTTCTGGTTCGCCGCAAACGCCTTCAACATCTCGATCACCCGCGACGGCAGCGGCGAATATTCCAGCAGCGCAGTCAGCACCACCGGGTTCGCCACCAGCTGATCCTTAAACACCGCCAGCATCGGCTGGATCACCGCCCAGTTCGCTTCCTTCATGTTTGGCGAAGTCGGCGTGTCGTCAACGATCGCATCAAAAATGCCCAGGCACTTGTCCTTGAGCAAAGGCAGTGCCTGGGCTCCCTCTGGCCCAACGACGCGGACTAAGCGACCGTCTGCCAGATAGTTCTGAATGTAGTAGAGCCGGATCAGTCCAACCTGCTTTCTGAACCGCCGCAAGCTATCGAACAGTGTCGCAAGAATGGTCATGCCTGCCTGCTTGCGATACTGATCGAGCAGCGCCGGTTGGTTCTGATCCTGCTGCCCCAAGAGGTCGAGGTTGATCCCAGTAACATCGCGGATCGAAGTGATCGCATACTGCATCAGCGAGACATGCCCGTCAGTCACGCCACCGCCCGGCTTCGGCATAATCTTCCCGGCCGCGATCGCGCCCTTCGACACCCAGGTCACCACGTCCGGCCGCGCATAGTTGTCCTCGAACTCGCGCGGATCCCCGGCAGGCACATCCTCCTCGGCAATGATCCCGCCTTTGGCCGCAGTATTGAGGATGTGCAGCACCTGACTGAGCCACTTGTTGCTCCAACGCTGCGGATCCATCATCACCTTGACCAGGCCGAACCAAGTGCCGTGCACGAGGTCCAGCTCGCCGGTAATGCACTTCCAAATGAATTGATCTTTGACCGGACTGTCGCCGCTCTTGAGCATCGAGCCGCCCATGAAGGCCTGCTTGAATACCCGGCGCGGTAGCTTCACTGCAGTGTAGTTCTGCTGGCCTCCGAGCTGCTGCATGCGCTCGTTGAACACCTTGTATTTATCGTCGTCCAGCTCGGTGATCGTGTTGTTCTGCGTGTTGGCAATCTTCCAGTAGTACTCGCGCTCGAACCACTGCATGTGGACGATCGTCACCTCGCGGGTGTCGTCGTAAGTTGATGATGTTGTGTTTTCTTCGCGGCGCCGCTTTTCTTCCAGGGTTTTGGTCGCACCGTAAATATTATCCACCGCCCACTGTGCGTCGAGAGCTGCTGCGTCAAAACCTGGGAACAGCTGCATCGCGTCCCCCAGCGGCATCTTGCGCACGCGGGCCATTCGACGACTATCTGACAGGTTCTTTTTCTTGGCTGTCCGGTCCCAGTACATTTCGAACGGTGAGACCTTTTCCTCGACGTACTTGCCGTTCCATTGGGTTTCGTAGTCAAGCCTGTTCTCCGTCCAACCCATCCCGCAGGTGCAGGTATCCTCAAATGCACTGCTCTCCTCGTCCTCGGCATCGCAGCCATCCGCCATCCACTTCGACGCTGCGGTGAGCACCTCGTTGATCGCGGTGTCCTGGGTGTTGCGCGGAATGAACGTCACCTCGTGACGTCCATTGATCTCCATGCCCGCAATCGCCTTGAGAACGGTCAGGACGCGATTAAAAACGATCGTCGGTCTTTGCTGCGCATTGAGCAGCTGACGATCCTCAGCGCTCCACTGCTCGCCAGAGCGGAACTCGAACCATTCCTTGGCCGTCTGGCGCCAGTTGAACGTGTGCTCGCTGTCGGCACGCCACCAACCTTTTAAAACCTCGAATAGTTCCCCCTTCGGCAATTTCGATGGCTGAACCGCAAGCTCCGGCGAGATGTCCTTGTCGGAAACACCCATAACCTCGCTATCGTCGGATCCCAGCTGGCCAATGCCGGGCGGCGTAAAGTTTGCGGTGGTCTCACCGGCTAGCTCACCAGTTATCGCCATCAAGTCCCTCAGAACATTTCGATCAGCTCATCGAGCGTCTTCTGGCATCCAGCGAGATACCGCTCGCTCGACGACATCACGCTCAACAGTCCATTGAAGCTCGGTGTCTTCTCACCGCTAGGATCTCTGCCAGTACTGACGCCCTGCACCTTGTCATGCAGCGCATCCAACTGGATCTGCAAAGACCGCAAGCCGTTCGCGATCTCCTGGCTGCGCTCGACCAGGCGACCTTCCTTCGGGAAGTGGGTGTCACGCCCATTGCTGCGGCCAACTGTGACCGTCGCCATCTTCTCGCCAGCGTAAATCTTTTCCACCTGCGCCAATTCCTGATCTTGCTCCTCAGTCAATTCCATCGCCATCTCCCGCTGTTGCCAGATTACTTCCGCCTTGGCTTCAGTTCTGCACGAAATTCACCAAGACCGAACTCCTTCTCGATCTCCTTGATGCGATTGCCTAGATCGACGATCGCATCGTGGATCGTGTCGCTCAACTCATCGCCTGGCTGCACTGCAGGCCGCGCCTCGATGGCATTAACCCGATCAATCACAGTGCCAAGCGTCTCCAGGTTCAACGTCACCCGCGCGTCCAGAGTATTAATAGCTCGCTTGTCCATCTGCTCACACATCTCAAGCTTCTCGATGCGCTCCGAGATGCCGCGCGCAAATCCATTCGCCCAGGCAACATGATCTCGTAAACGCTGCTCAAGCTCAGCAAACAATGCCTCCGCACGCACATCCTGGAACAGCGGCCTCGGTGGACCATCATCCGCCCTCAACCGCGACGGCTCCAACCAGTCCCACGCCGGAAACTTGTTGGTCTCGCTGTACTGCCAAACTCCGTCAACATCGCGGAAATCATTGGCATCAAAAATAACGACCCCACCAGCTCGGCCGTCGTTGGTCCACTTCGTCACCAACATGCAGAACTCAGTCCGTCCTCCAGGCGCGAACCCAGGCGCGGGATAGAACTTCACGATCGTCCCAATACCAGGCCGTGTCTCTGCACGCGCAGGTGTCGGCTCCCGCCCGATCGCATCAGCAGCTTCGGGATTGACCGTCGCAAGCAGGTGTCCGGCCATCTCATCGCTCCAGATCTTGAAGAAACTCATCCCAGTCCTCTGCCGGACCCAACATGGCCTGCATGCAGATTATCCTGTGCCGATCATTATAGGCAGGCGCTAGGTGGTCCTTGATGCGCTTGGCCTCTTCCGCCGACCCACGAAAAACCTCAACCGTGGCAGACGAGCATCGGCCCCCTAACTCCTTGCCGCGCGGACCCATGCCCGGTGCAAACCCTACCGAGACCACAACGACGTGCTCTTCACTAGTCATTGGGAACTGGATCCGGTGGCAAGGCCAGCGGCAAAATACTGACCATAAACGTGTGATCGGGATATATGTCCAGCTGGCTCCCGATGTACCCTAACAACGCCTCAACCGTCTCGAACGGCCCAACCATCTGCACATTCTCGTTGAGCCGTTCAATCTTCAGCACATGCGGACCAAACCCAGGAGGCTTTGCCATGGATCACCTGAACGTCCAGTACACCGAGATGTTCGCCGCGCTCGTCGCCGTCGCGCACAGCGCATTGCTGGCGGGAACCGAAAAGCCTTGATAGGTGCCAGGGTTCTCACCGTACGTCGATGTCACCCCGAGCTGGATGGTCGGACCAACCGCTGCCGTGCCCGTCCCGCAGTTCGTTCCCGTCCCGCTCTGAAACGTCACCACGCTCGCCGTGGCCGCCGAGACCGTATATCCACAAACCAGGATCCTGGCCGAGCCCGTGGCAGGCGCTGGAACGATCTGCACTATGGTCGTGAACCCAGCCGCAGACGTCGCTTGATGATCGCAATAGATCGGGCCCTGCTGGGCTTTTGCCTCTCGATGCTGAGCCACACCGAGCGCAATCAAACTAGCAATGACGACCGGAACAAAAACACGAAACATGAAGTTGAGCATCACCAGCCCTCCGGGTGATCCATCCTTATCCCACTACATGTTGTTTTTCAATGCACCCGGCTGCTCATCGCCGCATCAAACTTCTTGCGGAATGCAATCGGCGTCTTCGGATTACTGGCCCACGTCGCCAGATCCGTCATCCTAATGGAAAACCTATCAGCCAGAGCACGCGTAAACTCCCCCGCCAACACCTCCGGAGGCCCACACGCAACCAAACGACCAGAGCGCAGCTCGTCCAACAACTCCTGTGGCGTCAAACCGATCTTACTGATCATGATATAGGCCATCGGAAACTCGATGCTCTCGACATCACCCGCCTCGATCAGCTCTCGTGCCTTCCCAATTGGCATCCATTCGATCGGCCACGGCACGTCAGACTTATCAATCCGCTGCACACCCCGATGGGTCTTCTCATAAACCGGCAGCTTACCGCTATCGACTTTGCTGCGGATATCCTTGATCGCTTCCTCGCGCGTGCAACCAGTCGCCTCCATGACGTACGCAATCACCTCATCCATGTTCGCCATACCGGTTTTCTTCATCACACGCTCCCATAGATCTTAGTCATCACCTCTTTGATCGAAAGCGTCGTCGGTTGGCGATAGGTCGGAGTTTCAACAACAGCCTTCGTTCCACTAACTTCACCCTCAACCTCGTCCGCATGTCTTACTCGTATAATGTGAGCAACCTGGATGTGGACAGGGTTACCCTGTAAATCCGGAACCTCGATCCACAGGCCCATCACACGCTCCAGCTCGTGGTCTTCGGCTTCGGCGCAAACCGGTTGCGCCGGTAGCTCCCATCGTCCGTGACCGACCGTGGGTCATCATACTGGCAGGCGAACTCCGCCATCGCCGTCGCCCCATGGCTCGACCAGTCGTGCAGCGGATTGGTGCGAAAGTCCTTGAGCTGGTCGTCCCATTCCCGCCGGTAGTTACGCAGCGCTTCAAGCCCGCGCTCGCAATAGGCCGGATCCAGCCAGGTGCGATCCAGCATGCGGCGCACCGCATTGATCGCGTCCATGGTCGAGCGCTGCTGCAACGGATAGGTCGGCTCGATCCCCACGCTCTGAAACGTCTGCAACCGCGACATCGGACTGTCAAGCATGTGAACCTTTATGTCCAATGGGAAATAGTGATTGCCGTAGATCCAACCTCGGTCTCGCCGCTTATCCTGTAAGACCTCAGCGAATTTTGGGATATCTGCTCCAGACGTTTCATAATAGTCAACGCAGCGTCGCTCTCGACCAACTGCCTGAATAAACCAGATAGCTGTCGCATCTCTGCGCCCGAGATCCCAAGCGGTGTGGACCCGCACCGCGCGGTCAATGTCCAAGTGGCAGATCCGCCCTTCTGCGTCCATTCGTCTAAGCTGATCCGCATAGAACGCTCCCTTGATCGCAGCCTCAAAGCTGCACAGCATCTCCTGATCAAACTCTTCAGGAGACATGTCCTCCTGCATCGCATCCAGCTCCTCGGCCGGAATGATGTGCGAGGTGTCAGCCTTGATGATTACCCGGAACCAGTCAGGGTTGTTAGCGCTGTTCCGCCAGACGTCGTAGAACGCATTACGTCCTTTCGGTGTGCCAATGAAAGCAGCCCATCCGGCCCGATCTGCAAGCATAGGCCGGATAACTTCACCCCAGACGCTAGATCGTTGAGAGGCGAACTCGTCAAGCACGACACCGTCAAAGTAAGGTCCGCGTAACCGATCGGGATTTTCCGACCCGTGCAATCGTATATTGGCACCGTTAAAGAGGCTAACGCGAAGTTCCGTTTCATTCGGCTGCTCTCCCCATAATGGCTCGCTGTAACGCTTCAGATACGTCCACGCGATCTCCTTCGCC